GTCCCCGTGGCGGACATCATCGCCACGGATGCGGGCACGTCGACGCCGGTCGCTGACGCGCCGCAGGATTCGGTGGCTGCGGTCACCGTTCCGGGCACGCCGGTCGTGACCGAGCAGGTGCGCCCGTCGGATCCCGACAACGGCACCGTGCTCGACCCGACGTCGCCGCTCATCCCGACGCAGGCGTCAGCTGGATCCGAAGTAGGTTCGGAATAGCGCGTTGATCGCATTCACGGCCGTCGCGATCTGTGCACCAGTCGCGCCGGCCGTGATGTCGGTCAACGTCACGTTGGCACCGTCGAGGACGAACTTCGAGTCCTTGCCGTTGTGCTGGTGGTTGCCGGGCGAGGCTTGAACCTGCCCGGTGCCGAGCGTGTGGTGCAAATCTTCGGGGCGTGTGGTGGATGCCCGGCCGTGGATGAAGTCAACAACCGCCTCGGATGGTGGTGTCTGGCCTTCGATTTCCGTGGTGTCGGCGGCGGCCAGTTGCGCGATGATGTTGTCTGTAGCCATAGCACGTAGTCTAAGTTTCACCCGAGAGAAATGAGCAACCTTGTGGTCAACCGTCCTCGAAACATTGGCACAGCCGGCGAAACGGCTGTGGTACGCAAGCTGCGCGCGTTCTGGCCCACTGCAGATCGGTCGCCACTGCGCGGTCGTCACGATCAGGGCGACCTTCGCGGGACAGGTGATTTTATCTGGGAGGTCAAAGCGGGCGCGACAGCTCGCGGCGTCAAAGGCACTGGCGAAACTTCTCCGGGGCGAATCGCTGAATGGCTTCGCCAAACGGAGGTGGAGCGCATCAACGCTGGTGTTCGATTCGGCGTACTCGTCACCCAGCGTGCCGGCGTCGGGGCTCAAAATGCAGATCGATGGTGGGCATGGCTCTCTGTCGCTGCTCTCGCGGACATATGCGGAGCTAGTGGCCATGCCAACCCCGCCCCGGTCCGCCTCGAGCTTGGCGACCTACTCAATCTGTTAGCCGACCAAGGATTTACTCCTGATGCCGAAGAAGTCGCCGCAATCGCTGGATGATGTGCTCGGCGCGTTCACCGCGCAGCTCGAGCGCACCGTCAACCTGCCGAACATCTACCGCTGGGAACCGATGCCCCAGCAGGATTTGTTCCTGCAGGACCAGCACAAGAACCGGATCCTGTTCGGCGGCAACCGTGCCGGTAAAACGGAAGCCGGGGCCGCCGACGACGTGCTGGTGCTCCTGCACCGGCACCCGCATCGGCAGCATTTCTACCCCGACGGCCAGATCCGCATGCGCTGGATCGGGGTCGACTTCGACAAGGGTATCGACCAAGCCGCACTCCCCGCGGTGTCGCGACTCATCCCGCCGTCGTTCCTGATCGACGGTGCATGGTCGTCCAGCTACAAGCCGGCGAACCACAAGCTGACCCTCGTCGACGGGTCGACCTTCGACTTCATGTCGTACGAGCAGGACGCCGACAAATTCCAAGCGGTGTCGCTGCACCACATCCACATGGATGAGGAGCCACCGAAGGCGATCTTCGACGAGTCGCGACTGCGCCTGCTGGACACGAACGGCACATGGACTATTTCGGAGACGCCGGTGCAGCAGCTCGAATGGATTCAAGATGAGCTGATCGAGCCGTCGGAAGCGGGTATTCGGCCCGACATCAAAGTCTTCTACCTGAACACGAACGACAACATCCACCTCTCGAAGGAGGCGCGCGACGAACTGTTCGGCACCATGACGGAGGATGAGAAAATCATCCGCATGCAGGGTCGCTACAAGGGCGGCTCGCTGGTGTTTCCCGAGTTCGAGCGCACATGGCCGAACGTGATCCCCGACGAAGCGTTCTTCCTGAAGTCGGACATGGCGATCTACGAGTCGATGGACCACGGCTATGTGAACCCGACCGCGTGGCTGTGGACGGCGGTGTCGCCGGATGGCTCGATCGTGACTTTCGAGCAGCAGTACGCTGCGGGCATCATCGTCTCGGAGTGGGCGCGGATCGTGCATGCCACCCGGAACAGGATCTGCCAGAAATACGGCATCTCGCTGAACCAGTACATGTCGCAGTTGGGCGCGACGATCGGCGACCCGGCAATCGGCGACCAAGGCAATGCGAGTGCCCAGACGGGACTCACCCACCAGCAGACGTACGCGGCCGGCGGTATCGGCATCGCGACGGAAGGCATCCGGGCGGCGCGCGCCGGCCGCCAGAACGTCGGCCTCGACAAAATCCACGGTTACCTGCGCAAGCGCCCCGCAACGCACCCGCGGGGGGATTTGCCGTGGTGGCAGATCACTAGCAACTGCAGCGCGTTGATCGACGAGATCAAGAAGGCGCGGAAGCCTAAGCAGTCGGCGGCGAACCAGCAGGTGAAGGCGGGCTCTGAGGAGATCCGTGACAAAGACAACCACGCGATCGATGCGATCAAGTACCTGTTCATGCTGGCGCCGGACCTGCGCCCGGACGAGTACCGCGGTGCTGATGAGTTCGAGTTCCGCGAGTACATGAAGGAGCTCGAGCCATCCGCAGCGCCGTCTGTTACGCATGACGCCGCCTATGCTGCTAACATGGCGGCACGCACCGCATGGACCGTCCACGGTAGCGACAGCTACTTCAGCATGGAGGAATGATGGCTATTCGACCGTTCAGCCGCCACCTTCACGGGCAGGAGATCCCCGCGGTCTGCGCCCGTAGTGGACACGACACCGACCTGATCGACATGGGCGCCGACGACATCCTCGGCTACGGCCGCATCTACATGTGCATGATGTGCATCGCTGAGCTCGCCCAGCAGCTCGATTTCGTCGACGGTGAGTCCGCTCGCCGCACCGTCGCCGCGGAGGCTGCGAAGGCGGCCGCGGCGCAGAAAGAACTGGCCGACTCGAAGTCGGTGACCATCGCGCCGGAGGTGCGCAAAATCGAAAGGCTCGCTCGTGACTTCGCTGCTACCGCTGATCGTCTGCTTGATCGTTTTGTTCCTGATCCTGTCAACGACGCTGGTCCTGCTCTACCTGATGGCGCTTCGGCAGTCACGCGCATCTCTTACCCAGCAGTCGGAGTTCCTGTCGACAGCGACGGAGATCGCGATAGCGCAGGCGAGGCAGGCGCAGGAAGCAGCGGAAGCGCAGATGGCGGACAACCAGTCGAGGTTCGACAGGACGATCGAGACGCTGACGCAGGAGTTGGCGCGCTCGCAGACGCTGACGCAGAGGTCGATGGACCTGACGTTGACGAGAGCTTTGGATGGCTCGAACAAGGTGACGGAGAGGGTGCAGGCGACCCTGCAGTCGACCCTGACGATGCTGGGGACGAAGGACCCGATCGCCTACAGCCAAGTGTTCTCGGGAGCGTCACCGACGTCTGATTCGGGCACCGGCGCATATACTTCCGTTGACGAGATCGCCGAGCAGGAAGCTCGCGAAGCCGCGTTGGCTTCGGACCAGCTCGACGCGGCTCTCGCAGAACTTACCGGCTTGACGAGAGTGGGAGCAAATGGCGCAGCCTCCGGCGGCACTGAGCCGTATTCTGGACAGTCTGAGGGCTGACGGCCAGTCCGACGCCCCCGTCTCGGCCACCGCCGACCACATCGAGATGTTGGCCGACAGCGAGCTGAAAGCGCTGAAGAAGACCGAAGACGGCAAGAAAATCTCCCGCGTGGTTCGCGACTGGTACAAGAAGTGCGAGTCCGCCCGGGCCAGCGAAGTGCGCATCTGGTACAAGAATCTGGACATGTATCAGGGCCGCCAGTTCACCGACTGGGACGACACCCTGAAGCGGATGAGCGAGCCGACGGGGCCCAGCTACGAGCCGCGCATCGCCGTGAACATCATCGAGCCGATCGTTCGCACCGAGCTGGCGAAGACATCGTCAAAGAAGCCGACCGCATCGATCGCGCCGGCGTCGAACGATCAGGCCGACATCATGGCCGCAGAGGCGGCGGAGCAACAGTGGGAGTGGTACTACTTCCAGTCCCGGTTCCAGACCGACGTGTTCAATGACGCGAACTTCTGGCGCGCGATCTGCGGCAACGGGTACATCAAAACGTTCTACGACATGACGGAGATCGACGAGGCGGCCACCGACGCTGCCCGCCGGGCCGCGCAGGATATGGCGGCGCAGACCGCCGCCGAGTCCCAGCAGGCGGACTTGCAGGGCCTCGGTGCGCTGATGACCCCGCCGGCGCCGATCGATGTGCAGCCGATCTACGGGAAGATCCGGTCCGAGTCGGTTCCGCCGTTCAACATTTTCGTCCCCGACCTCACCGAGCTGCGCATCCAGCGGCAGGATTACGTCATCCACGCCTACACGATGTCGCTGGCGAAGGCGAAGATGGTCTACGCGAAGGTGGTCCCCGACGACTGGTCGCCGGCGCTCGTCTCCCCGTCGTCGATCACCCCGACGCTGCATGTCGGCGTGAAGGGCGGTAATCAGGCTAAGCCCGACTCTGTCGAAGTGCTCGAGTGCTGGATCAAGCCGAACGTGCACAAGCAATTCCCCGACGGCGGGCTGGTGATCACCGTCGCCGACGAGATCGTGGCAATGTCGAGCGACGGCATGCCCTACGACCACGGCGAGTTCCCCTTCGCCCACCTCTACTCGATCGAAACCGGCCGCTTCTACCGGAAGTCGGTGGTGCAGTCAGTGACCCCGCTGCAGAACGAGCTGAACCGGATTTACGCGCAGCTCATCAAAGCGAAAAACCTGATGACGAAGCCGCAGTTCTTCTACCGGAAGGGCAGCGTCGACCCGCGACGCATCACCAGCCGCGCCGGCCAGTACATTCCGGTCGACTTCGGCAGCGAGTTCCCGCAGCCGGTCCCGATGCAGGGGATGCCCGCCTATGTCATGCAGCTCATCGCCGATATTCGCGTGTACCTCGACGACATCTCAGGCCAGCATCAGATTTCACGAGCACAGTCTCCGGGGGCGCACACTTCCGCTTCCGCCCTTGCCCTCCTGCAGGAGAGTGACGACTCATTCCTCGCCACCACGTTCGATTCAATCGAAGCCGCTGTTGAGTCGGTGGGGCGGCAGGAGCTCGCTCTCGTCGTCCAATTTTGGACCGAACCTCGGCTGGTGAAAGTGCTCGGCGACGAGCGCCCGTTCGACGCCAAAATGCTCCGCGGTGCCGACATCAAGAATGGCATCGACCTGCGTATCGACTCCCAGTCGGGCCTGCCGATCTCGAAGGCCGGAAAGATCGCAACGATCACGGACTGGATCGACAAGAAGATCATCTCCCCGGAGGATGGCCTCGATGCGATGGAGCTGGGCACCCTCGGCAAGGTGTACGAGAAGATCAAGGCCGACAAGGAAACGGCGCGTCGCGAGAACATCGAAATGCGGGACGCCGACGTCGGTGCGATCAGCGCATGGACGGCGCAGCAGCAGCAGATGCAGGCGCAGGCTGCCGAGCAGGCTGCCGCGGCCCAGCAGCAGGATTCGGCCATGCAGGAACTGCAGGGGATCTACAACTACCAGCCGCCGGCGGCTGAACCCGCAGCGCCCACAGGCGCGCTCCCGGCGCCCGTACCGACCCGCCAGTCGGGGCCGAATGCGACTACCCAGCCCGGCGCTGTCGCCCCGGCGCTCCCCGGCAACCAGCTCGTCGGTGCCGCCGCGCCCGCCCCGCTCGCGCCGCAGAAGCCGATCTTCTACCCGATCAACTGGTACGACAACGACACCGTGCACATGGCAGAGCACCGCCTGTATGCGAACTCACAGGAGTACCGCCTGCTCGATCCCGCAATCCAGCAGGTGTTCGAGGACCACTACTACGCGCACCTGAAGCGTAGCCTCGACCTGCAGGCGCTCGCCAACGAGCGCAACTCGTCGATGGCCGCGCAGGAAGCTGCGGAGATGGCGCAGCAGTCGCCGACCACGATGATGACGGCGCGTATCGGCGGAAAGAACGCATTCGCCGGCGAGCAGTTCAACCAGTAGCGCCTGTCTGTCGGTTATGCTGTTACCAGAGCCGCGAGCCTTCGCGTAACCAGAGGAGAATCCCATGAGCGACATCAATGGTGCCGGCGCCGCAGCCGATCAGGCCGCGGCGGACCTAGAAACCACCGAAGCCAACGACCAGACCTTCCCCGAATGGGAGAAGGCGTTCGACGACAATGGCATCCCCGACCTGCTGCGCCCCGGGCTTCGCGATGTGGCGCGAAAGCAGAACGCCGCCGCGCAGTCCGCGATCGAGAAGGCGCGCGGTGGCGGTGTCGCCCCGGAATGGCAGGCGCTCGTCGGTGATGCGACCGCCGGCGGGGTGAACCCGCAGGACCTGTACGACGCATGGAACGCCGCGCAGGCGATCCGCGCAGACCCGGCCGGTTTCGCGCGCGACCTGAATGCGCGCATCACTGAGCTCGAATCGAGCGGCCAGATCACCGCCGCGCAGGCGACCGCCGCACGCGCGGAAGGTTCCGCCGCGATCGTCGACGCGCAGGCTGGCGGGGGTGTCGACCTGAAAACCCCGGAACTGCAGCGCATCGAAGCGCTCGAGCAGCGTCTCGAAAACCAGCTCACGCAGCAGCAGCAACAGCAGCAGGCGTTCGAGGAGCAGCAGATCCAGCAGGAGGCGCTGAGCTATGCCGAGACGTTCCGCACCGAACTGTACGGCCAGCTCGAGACCGCCGGTTACACCGTCGAGGCGGGGACATTGAACAACCAAGTCATCGACGTTGTGGGCCGTGTCGCCGCGTCCGCGCTCGAAGGCGACCAGACCGGCACGCTCACCCCGCAGCAAGCGGTCACGACCGCCATGCAGGCGCTCATCTCCATCTCCGGCGGCCCGAAGCCGATCGCACAGGTTCCAGCCCAACAGCAGCAACAGCAGTTCCCCATCGGCGGTGGTCGCGGCGGCGTCGCGGCGGAGCAGAAGCCGGTGTTCGGGCAGGATCGTGCAGGGCGTCAGGCGGAAAACAAATGGCGCTCCGAAGCAATGCTCGCCGAAGCGCAGCGTTTGATGTCGGCCGGCGAGTAGTTTTCTGCTACTCTCGGCTCATCAGCTGAGTACAACTTCCTAGCGGGGTCAGGGCCAGTCGAGGTTCTGCACCACTCATCTATCCGCTAGGAGAAAAGTCATGCCTTCAGACCTGACCGCGGCATCCGCGATCACCAAGATCGGCTACGGCGACATCCACGAGCAGCTGGACCCGTACATCACGGCCCTGCAGCTCGTCGATCGTGGCTCGAAGCACATCAACGAAGCCAATCAGGAAGTCCAGTTCGGCGCGCACATGCAGCGCTCACAGGGCGTCGGTGCCCGCGCCGAGTCCGAGCAGCTGCCGACCGCTGGTGCGAACAAGGACGCTCGCGCGTCGATGTTCCTGAAGTACCAGTACGGTCGCATTCAGGGCACCGGGCAGGTGTTCAAGCAGGTCACCGGCAACACGACCTCGTTCGTGGACTGGATGCAGCGCGAGGTGACGACCATCACCGACACGCTGAAGCGTGACCTCAACCGGGAGGTCTACGGCGACGGCACCGGCACGATGGCGACCCTCACCGCGAACGCGATCACCGCAACAGTGATCACCGTCGATGACCCGCACTTCGTCGAGATCGGCATGTACGTCGATGTGCTCACCGCGGCGACCCTCGGCAACAACCCGCCGACCAAGGGAAACACGGCGCCGATGCTCGTCACCGCGGTAGACCCGGTGGGGCTCACCATCACCCTGTCGGGTGGCACCGTCACGGCGCTGCTCAACTCGGTGGTCGTCCGCACCGACTCCGCCTCCGGCGTCAACAACTGGAAGAAGGAGTGGGAAGGCCTCGGCCTGATCACCAACGCTTCGTCGACGTACGCCAACCTCGCCCCCGGCACATGGCCGCTGTGGGTTCCCGGCTATGTCGCGACGTCGGTGGCTACGCTCTCCGAGCTGACCCTCACCCACCTCGCGCAGGGCATCCACCAGCGCGGCGGCAAGGTGACCGACTTCCTGACCAGCTACGGGGTCGTGAACGCCTACTGGAACACGCTGCAGGGCAAGCGCCAGTTCACCGGCGATCAGGCCACCGGCAAGATGGTCGGCGGCATGCAGCAGCCGGCCTTCCAGTCCATCTTCGGCGAGGTTCCGATCACCGCCGACTGGGCCGCCCCCAAGGGCACGCTCTGGTCCCTCAACAAGGACGAGATGTACGTGCACCAGCTGGCGGACTGGAACTGGATGGACAAGACCGGAACGATGTGGCAGCAGGTCCCGAACACGGACGCCTACTCGGCCACGATCTTCCAGTACAGCAACATCGGTGTGTTCCGCCGCAACTCCTTCGGGAAGCTGAGCGGTATCACCGAGCTGTAGCTCGAAGGGATCGGCCCCGTGGACAGCTCATCCGCGGGGCCTTTTCTTTTGATGACATGTCTGTTATGGTTGCTGCAATGAACAGCCCCAGCGTTTGATCCGGTGACGATCGGGGATCTCGATGTTCAACCGTCTCGAAAGGGGCTGGGGCTAGAGACGGAGCCGCCTGTCGGGGGCTATGCGACCACCTTGTATGCCGACAGGAGCAGCCTTAGTAAACGGAGCCGATAAGGGCCAGTAACGGGTTTTGCCGACTGGCCCTTTGGCATGTCTGTTACGCTTGCCGCATGAAGCACATCGACCTCGGCGCGCATGCCCTCGGCCTCGAGACAGAGCACCAGATCCGCACCAACCAGATGCTGCAGGACTACAACCCGAAGCTCTCGCTGCGTCGCATCCCCGAGCAGGATCCTGCCGCGATCGCCGGGCGCCGGTTCAATCCGCCACGGATCTTCGGCGTCTGGGAGGACGGTGTCGCGCGTGGCGAAACCAACTGGGTTTTCACCCTCGCGGAAGTGTCGATCGTGCCCGACCGCATCCTCACCCGCATCTTCCAGAATGACTTCGCCCGCACCAACCCGAAGGAAAAGTTCGACCTCCTGCTCGCGCAGGATCGTGCCGCTGAAGCGCTGCGGATGAAGAAAATGGTGGAGCGGCAGGAAGAATCCCGCGAGGACATGATCGCCGCCGGCAAAGTGATGCGCCGCAACGGCACCGTCCGAATGCAGATCAACGGCGAAGAGTGGCTTGTAGGCGATACGATTAGGCCCGTTCGCACGTTCATCGTCTAAGGGGTCCTCCGTGGCAGTCGAGCTCTACACCAAAACGGGGCAGAACGTCGCCGACGAGGTGCAGCAGAAGTTCGGCGACATCGGCTCAGTGCAGATCACCCCGGCCATGATCCTCAGCTGGATCAACAACGGCCAGCGGAAGATCACCGACGACGCCCCATTCATCGAGGCCTCGGCGTCGACCGCGTCGCTTGCGGGGCAGGCCGCCTACGACCTCGCGGCCCTGTTCGCAGCGTCGCGGATCCAGAACATCCAGTCGATCTACTACTCCGGCCAGCCGCTCGACATCATCCCGTGGCAGCAGTTCCAGCCCCTCGTCGCCGCGAACGCCCTCCCGGCGGCGACGATCATCAACGGCGCAACGGCGGGCGCGTCGGCATCGATCTGGGGCTCGGTGCTCACGATCTTCCCGACGCCGCAGGATTCCACGGCGAACGCAATCACGGTCTACTTTCACCAGTACCCCGTGGAGCTTGCCGCGATCGGCAACGCACTTACCGTCCCCGACCGCTACTACAACGCGCTGGTCGAGTACGTCTTCGCGCAAGCGCTCCTACTGGATGAGAACTTCGCCGCGGCGGAGCAGCTGCTCACCCACCACGAACAGTCCCTGCAACGCCAGCGCGGCCGTGCGGACGAATCCCCGACGGACTTCTACGGCGGCGTGACGATGGACCCTGAAGACAACGACGCGGTGTACTAATGATCTGGTCAGGGTTTCTTAAGATGGCACGCTACGACGATAAGCAGCCTCGCGTGTCGAAGCACCGGGGCGGGCGGGCACAACAGCGCAAGAAGCGGCGGAAGAAGTAGTGCCCGGCGCTCCGGTCAAGCTCGGCCCCTTCTCGGGCGGCCTGAATAACGCATCCGAGATCGGGACGATCGACGACAAAGAACTCGCCGACATCCTGAACTTCGAGCTGGACATCGACGGCTCGCTGGTCGGCCGCCCAGCCATCATCCCCGAGCAGGCGACTGGTGCACTCATCGGCGACATGAACCTGCTTGGCTACTACGTTCGCAACGACGGCGAAACCTTCCTTGTGGTCGCTTTTACCGGCGGCAACACGCAGGTCTACCAGTTGTCCACGCAGACATGGACGGTGATCTGGGCGAATCAGGCCTCCGGCTTCGTACAATACGACAACAAAATCGTCATGTGCTGCGCAACCACCACGGGCGGTTACTGGGAGGCGGGAGCTTTCACCTCCACGCCCCTGATGCCACTCGCCGCCGGGATCGTCTTCTATCAGGAGCGTTTTTGGGCGTGGGGCGTGCAAGGCAGTGCCAACGCGACGACGATGTGGTACTCGAACCTCAACATCATCACCCCACCGTCATCGATCTACGACTGGGCACCCACCTCGAACTTCATCACCGTCTCCAAAGGCGATGGGCAGTGGATCACCGCGCTAGTCGCCGATGTGAACGCCCTGCTGGTGTTCCGCAACGGCTCCACATGGCAGTTCACCTACCCCTCGAGCGTGGCGAGCGGAACTTTGCGCGTGCTGTCGCCGACGATCGGCGCCGAAAACCAGTACTCGATCGTGCCCTACGAGAACTACTACCTGCTGTTTTCGGCCGGCTACCTCTACCAGTTCATCAATTACAAGTGGTACCCGCTGAACACCAAGAAGGTGATTTTCGGCCGGGCCACGCTGGCGAACGGGCTGCAGTTCAACATCCGCGTGTCGCTGTTCGCGCGCCGCGCTGTGGTGTGGTTCTACGGGGCCACCTACGTCTACTCGATCGTCACCCAGACATGGACGCGCTGGGATTCACCAGCCACCCATGCCGGCCATTTCCTGATGATCCCCGCCTCCTCCACCTCCGGCGACCAGCGTGTCGCGCTCGCGGTGACGGGCGAGAACGATGTAACAAAGAAGAAGTTGTGGCGGATCTCCGACGGTGTGCTGACCGGCCTTA